GCCACCTTGACTTTGACTGGGAGCGCTCAGCAGGTTACAGGATTGGCCACCGTTGTTACATTAGTAGTATGGTTATTAACCATACGATTTAGAAAAGACAAACCAAATAAATCTACTAACACAGCAAGTAGATAGAAAGAAAGGTAATTATGCCTGCTAAAAAAGCATATAAAGCCAAGAAAATAAAGAAGAAAAAGAAATCTAAAAGATACTAATTCTTGGTAGCTAAACGTGGTGTGGCATGTCCTAAATGCCAAAAATATTTAAAAGTAAATCTAACAGATTATATTTTATTATGCACAAACAAAGAATGCAAAGACTATAATAGAAAACAGAAGATAGGGGACAAATGAAACTACAGGTAGTACGCACACAATTCGGTAAAGACGCAACCAACGGTATGCTTTTTGTTAACGGATATTTTGAAGCATTTACTTTGGAAGACCAATATCAAGAAGTCAAGGTCCACAGCGAGACGTGTATACCAGAGGGTTCTTATAAAATAAAATTAAGAACCGTTGGCGGATTTAATGATCGTTATAACAGGAAGTATCCGACAATGCACAAAGGTATGCTACAAGTAATGGACGTACCTGGATTTCAATATATCTTAATTCATCAAGGAAATACGGACGAGCATACGGCAGGTTGTTTGTTAGTTGGAGAGACTCAACAGGATTTAGACAAAGGTAAAGACGGATTTATTGGTGGATCTGGAGACGCTTATAAAAAATTCTATCCAAAAGTATTAAGTGAATTACTTCAGAACAAAGAAGTTACTATAGAATACAGCAAGATAAACCTAGATGGTACAGCAGTATCTTCTGATTCTAATGACAAAGACTTTGAGAAAACACTACGAAGCATTCACGAAAAAGTGACACGCATTGATAGTAAACTCAGAGGTAAGCCGATTAGTTAGATAGATAGATTGGAGTAGAACATGAGTGAAGAACTAAAGCAACTCATTGAGAAAGTAGTATGGACCTTTATTGAGGCCTTTGGATCAGCTTTATTAGTTGGACCTGCTATTAGCTTAGAAATTACAGCACTTGAAGCCGCAGCTATTGCAGGTGGTGGATCAGTGATCGTAGTATTAAAAGAGTATGCGAAAAAACAACTCGCAAGTAAGTAAACTTACTGAAGTTCAACAGGACGTAGCGCACAATGAAACAAAGGAGGACGCTACTCACAATAGTGGGTGGGAACCAGGAGTAGAATTTAGTTACAAGACTAAGACTGGTACTATAACTTCAAGAGCAACAACCAATCCAACTCCTGAGTTTGATGATCTTTTAAAAGAGTGGGGTTTCGATCCAAATAAATACACCATATTAAACGATACTATACGTGTATCTACATGGGATATGAACATTGGAAAAGGTGAGACACAACAAGCATGGGCTTTTAAAGCTCAGATAGTAGCAACTGAAACTACTATAGATAAAGAAGATTACAACAAAATAAGTAAATGGATCGAATCTTATAAGCGTAAAGCTAAACCTAAAAAGACTAATCCAACTGCTTCATTCTTTGTTGCTATATCAGATCTTCAATTAGGTAAAAGAGATGGCGGAGGAACAGAAGCTATAGTTGAAAGGTTCTTAGATAAGATAGATACAGTGCGTGATAGATACAATTTCCTACGTAAAGCAGGAGTAAAGATTGATCAGTTAACAGTAATAGGATTAGGTGACATCGTAGAAGGGTGCGTGGGATTCTATCCCACAGCTATGGGACCTAACGGAGTAGAGCTTGACTATAGAAATCAAATGAAATTAGCTAGAAGATTAATAGCTAAAGCATTAGTTGAATGGTCTAAAGACTTTGATGTTGTTGTAGTAGGAGCAGTACCAGGTAATCATGGTACTAAAAGAATTAGCAAAGGAATGGCCCCAACAGGAGAGATGGATAACTATGACTTAGAAGTCTTTGAACAGATAGCTGAGATCATGGCAGACAAACCACAGTATTCACATATTAAGTTTGTAATTCCAGATGAACCACACTTATCACTTAACGTATGTGGTACAAACATGAGTTTTACTCATGGCCACCTTACTGGTTTTGGGGGAGGAGTAGAAGCTAAGGTAATGAATTGGTGGAAGAATCAAACCTTTGGTGGTTTTCATGCAGGATCTAGCCAGATTCTTGTGACTGGGCATTATCATCATCATCGTGAATTACACGATGGAAGAACATGGATCCAAGTACCTGCGCTAGATGAGTCTACATGGTTTGAACACCAAGCAGGTAAGAAAACTAAGCAAGGTGTAATGACTATGGTTGTTGATAAGAATGGCCATAATAATAAAGAGATAGTTTGACTTGGTATTGTCATTTTTGTGGCTTTGATAGTGAAGAAGAAGATGACAGCTTATGCGAATGTCGTTGTCACATAATAGGTAGACCTATAGAATAAAGAGATAGTTTAAAAGAACACACCAGAACAACTTAATATTCTGGTGCCAATGATCAAGGTAAAGGAGGAAACCCTTATCACTGTTGTGACTTGCATTAATTATAGCATGAGCTATATTGGTTATAGGCAATACTCACCTTATGAGTACTGTCTCCTTCCACAAAAAAGGACTGGTTTGCGCCAGTCCTTTTTTAATGTTATGATTAATACGTAATCAAATACGGAGCCATAGTATGGATTCGGAACAAATAAAGCCACCCCGTGAGGTGGCATTTGTTTACTTGACAATAGAAATAAACTCTGTAATATAAATATAACTTATCTAAATATATGCCATATTCAAGATAAAGTATACGTGAAGAAAGCCGAGAGGTCGTAAAAGATTCTCGGCTTTTTTTTATTGGTACATAAAACAAAAAATCCTGCAGATAAATCTACAGGATCTCCTGTTTATAACTTGTTTCCTGTTTATTCTTGCGAATATACTTGTTTCCTATTATGACTTTATTATAGCACATAATTTGTGAATTTGTGAAAAAACTTTGAAAATCTATATTTATAGTATATACTTAATATTGGAGGTGTAATGACTGCAAAAATTACTACCGTACAAGACGATGACTTTATGTTATCAGAACTAAAAGAGTCAGTTGCTAAGACTGGCGCAGGATTTGTTGTTATAAGGAACACAAGTCCTATGTATATTGACAGTATAAAAGAACTTCACGATTATTTGAAGGCAAACAACTGTTTCATATATAACTTTGAAAACTGGGGTGATATTATTCACTATGTGTTTGTACGATCAGAACGTGGTGGCGACTAATACATGAACCTATTTAAGAATCAAAAGGAGATGAAGAAGTGGTGTATTGACATGGGCAATGCAGTAGGCGGACAGATGTTAGAGAAAACTAACCTTGTAAAACCTGCAAATCCTACTAAGGTAGTAGAACTAACACTTCAATTTGTTGCTGATTACAATGAAGAAATATTAAAAGCACAAGAAGAATATAAAAGAAGGAGACAAGATGATGACAAAGGAAAAGAAGAAGAGTAAACGAATCTGTAAAATATGTCTACTAGATAAACATATTGATGGAGATACAGGTGTTTGTTACGACTGTAACAGGGGCCACATCTAATGTCACAACCATCACCACTTGAAAAAGAATTTAAAATTATGTACACTGATACAAGTACTAGAGATTATATAATAACTGCTAGTAGTGTTGAAGAGGCGGCAAAAATTGGTGACTTAATATATAATACAATGGAGCAAAGTATTGCAGACTTATGTAAGCAATACAATATTAATAAGAAAACTGTCATTTGGGTTAGCTATACTGTAGATAAACAAACTGACATAGTAGAAGAGGAGTTATAAAATGGCTTGGCAAGATGAATACGATCAAGTAGAAGACAGATTAAAAAAGTTTTGGAAGGACAATCCTAATGGAAGAGTTTATACAGAACCTTTAAAGATAGCAGATGATCATCTAGGAATAATCATAAGGGCGTATATCTATAAAGATATTGAAGATGTAAATCCAATAGCAACAGGGATTGCAGAAGACCATCATGGTCCTAAAGGAGCTAACGTTACTTCCTGGATAGAGAATGCAGAGACCTCAGCAGTGGGGCGTGCTTTAGCTAACTGGAAATACGCAGCTAAAAAAAGACCTTCAGTCACAGAGATGGAAAAGGTTGAACGGGGGAATACTGTTAG